TTTAATCCTTATCGTTTAGCCGCACATGTATATGCATGCGACCATTTTAATGTTTGCGGGTTCATCGGTCCACACTACGGGCTCCATGCACTTAGCAACCACGTAGCGCATGTCTAGGCCATCGTAGCGCATGCCCTTGCCAGCGGTGTTTGAGGTGCATATGAAATCGCCTACTTCAAAGTCGCCGGATTCTGAGCATACGTTTATTTGGCCTTCGCCGAGTGCGTTGACTGCGCCCCTATCATGTGTTTCACCTATATATACCATGCGAGCCGTTGTATAATCTTGTAAAGCCGCAGGTCGGTGCCTTTCGTCTATACTCAATTCAGACTTTGCGATAAAGACACCGTACGCAGCTTTGGATAATGACTGAGACGCTATGTTTAAGTAAGGCATTGTCTGGGAAACGCCTCCCTTTTCAAACTCGCCAGTAGCGATCAAGATGTCGCCAATTTCAAACTCGCATTGTCTAGATAAAAGACAATCGTGGCCGCCAGTGAAAGGGCCATAGTTTAGACCCGCCCCGCCCGCAGCGTAGAAATCATAAGACACATTGTCAGTTGCAATGGAATATACACCGTGGTTGCCCGCAGCGGTAAAGCGCCCTCCGTAAGCGCTTCCAAGGCCCCCTCCCCCTGTTCCAGAAAGGCCCGAGCTTTGGCCATATACGCCGCGACCGGTTCCAGTAGTGCTTCTGCTATTTCCAAACACGCCCTCACCGCCACTCCCATCGCTGTCGCCATACATGCCCCTTCCGCCAGAATAATGTCTTCCGTAAATGCCATAATCCTGGAAAGCCGAAGCTTCTCCGAAAACGCTAACAGCCTTAGAATTGCCATCAACAGTAACATTCTCGCCTATAGAGGCGACCTTTACATTACTTGAGTCGTAGGTGCTTAAAGCATTCGTGGCAGAAGAGATTACTACCCTGGCCCCGGTTGCCGAAGTCTGAAGCGTGGACCCTGTAATGGTGGATCCTGTTATTGTACCCAAGAAGCCAGCGTTACCAGCCGCATCAACACTAAAGTTATCGGTATCAATAACAAGCCGAGTGCCGTTAAAGTCTATGAAGTTGTTAGCAGCCCCGCCAAACCTGAACGTGCCCGTACTATCCACGTTGCCGTCAGAGTCAATCGACAGCTCGTCGTTTGTGAAAGTGGCAGCGGTTATGTCACCACTAAACGTAGCATTACCAGCCGCATCAACACTAAAGTTATCAGTATCAATAACAAGCTGAGTGCCGTTAAAGTCTATGAAGTTGTCAGAAGCCCCGCCAAACCTGAACGTCCCGGTACTATTTAGATTTCCAAGCTCATCAATCGTCAACTCGTCATTGGTAAAAGTTGACGCCTCAAGGTCGCCTTGGAAGTAGGCGTTCCCAAGCTCGTCTATTGAGAAAGTCACTCCTTGCGTGTCGAATGCCCACATTAAGGCGGCATACGGCACACCGTCCCGAGTTAACCCAATAGGGCCTATGCCTGCCTGTATTTGCGGATTGTTAATGTCATCAACCGCACGGATCACGCCTTCACTTGTGATTGTCTCAGTAGCATTTATAACGCCGCCGGTTAGCTTTGCTACGGTGAGGTTTTCGATCTTGGTAGACGGCATCGCCTCCCCAGCCAAGTTCGCCTCAATAAACGTCCGATCAACCGGAGCGATCTCATAAGCCCATCCACTCAGCCCGGTAATATCCACGCCGGTTTTGGTAGTGACCGCAAATTCTGCGCTTGTGTTGGTGCCAGTCTTGCCGAACAGATCGAATGGCCGGAGCCTGACATAGTAGGTTTCGCCCTGGGTCAGCCCTGTGGCCACATAGCTGTTGTCCGATACCGTAGCTGTTGGGTCAATAGCATTAGGGTCAAAGCCTTGCGTTTGGCTAACCCAAATATCAACGCCTGCAAAATCCAGATCATCGGGGCGCAGATAGCTGATCTCGATCACGCTGAAGCCTGGCACTACTGAGAGTGCGGCTAAGGGTTCGGGGGCGGTGTTGGCCACAGACAGCTTGGCCGGATTAGCAGACACCTGGTTGTTTCTGCCACGCTCAATAACCCTGATCTCAAAGTCGCGCCAAGCGCCAACCGTGCCCGTTACGCGCCGGTAGTCCTCAGCATTTTTCTCAAAGGAGTAGATATAGACAGGATCGTAAACCTGCTCAGTCCTGACGATCTGATTATCAGTCCATATTTCAACCTGATAATCCCGGAAATACTGATCCAGCCTGCCAGCACCGGCACCGCGAAGCCCCTCGAATCCAATTTCTACCCAGTCGCCAACGGTGGATCGACGCCAAACAAACTTAGCATCGCGTCCGCCAAACTCCGTATCGTTACCCTGCTCAAAAAGTTCAAGGCCGCGCACGTCCGGGACCGGCAGAACAAGAAACGGGTTGTCTTCTGTGTACTCCGGGTTCAGCACGTTTGTTGTAGTGACAATCTGCCGAAGGCCGTAGAAGTTTTCGACGCCATACACTGACACACTGCGTACCCGGATCTCGTATTGCGTGCCGTTCGCCAGTACCTGCACTTCGGCAACGCTCGGGAACTGCCAGCCTATTTTGCTGACCCTCTGCCATTCGTCTTGGCTTGGTAGCCGATACTCGGCTATGGCGTACAGGTAAGGGTCTGTCGGTGGCTCGTCTACGGTAATCACAAGCGTGGAAAACATGCCGTCCGGGGTTTTGGGCGTGTTCACTTTTTCGGTGACAGTAAAGCTGTTTACATTGGCGGCGGGTTCGCTGCTTATGACAAGCTCATACTCGTCCGACCACGCCGATATTAGGTTGCCAGTGCCGCGAGCCTTTGCTCGGAATACAAGCCGGTTGCCGACGTCCAAGGGGATCGGAACTTCAACGCTTCCAATTCTGGCGTCTATATCGGGCGCGTCGATCCACACACTGGATTCGCCGTCAGGTCTCCCGGGGTCTGTTTCAATAACGCCCGTTATCGGGTCTTCAATGATGTCCGAGTCAATTTTGTATTGCAGACGGTAGGAGCGGGTAACGGTCGCAAGCCGGTCAGGGTCCAGAACTGACACGTTAACAACGGCAGATAGATAATTAGACGGTCCTACGCCTGCCGAAATCTCGGGGGCTGTCGGTATCTGATTCTCTGGCCTGGGTCTCAGGTTGGTTGTGTACGCGGGCAGGGGTTCGCCATCTTCCGTGTAAATCTCGTTTGCAGCGTTAACCAGCGTCACGCTTGCGCCAAGGTCTACGGATGGAGATACATTAACAACGATGCAGTCGAGCGTCTCTGATCCTGCTACGCCGTAGGACGCCAAGTCGCCCGCGATAAACTCAATGGCGCTGCCGGTTGACCATTGTCCTGCGCCGTCATAAGTTGCGGTTATCTGCTTGAACTGTGTCCCGCTGCTGACCGTCCTGACGCGCACGCCGTAAGACTGGCCAGAGACTAGGCCAAAGGTTTCATCAATCGAAAACGTACCAGCGCCAACGGACTTGACAATCCCACTACCCAGGCCCACGTCGATGATGTCATTCTGAACAAGGACAAGATCACCCCTAGCGCACGCGAGGTTCTCTATGTCTGTGGTTAGCTCATACGTTTCCCTACGAAAGCGCTTTTCGAGGTATGCAAACCGCGCATGCTTCTGAGCAAGGGCGGGATTAGTGACGCCCCAAAGCTCAAGTGAGTCGGTTTGTCCGATGCGGTCAGCTTCGAGTATGGATGGGTCGTAATAAGTCCACTCATCCAGCTCCCAGTCCTGATCCTCGTTTTGAAACTCAACTGTAATGCCGTCTGAAGGATCTGGAAATTCGCGCTTTGAACTGAATCCAGAGCTGTTCTTCGGGGTGAAAATCTGAGTCGGGATCAGCTTCTCGATGTTCTGCACGACGCTGAACTTGCCGTCGCGCATTGCAAACTCTGCGCGCCCGGTCTTCGCCACGTTATTCAGTACAGACTTTAAAGGGGCCGACTCGTTGTTGTAGTTGGAAGCCTCCCAGCCATCCGTTACGCACCGTGTCCGCCAAGCGTCCAAGTCCTCTAGTCTGATCCTGCTGTTGGCAACGCGGGCGCGGTTAAACGGACCCTGCAACACCCATCGGTAAAGCTCTGCCGGGTTGCTGCTAGGTGTCAGCGCCTGGCCAAACCATTCGCGCCAATCATTAGCCCACACCGACGGCACAACCGATTCAGCAATAACATTTACAGAATCAAGGTTCCCGCTTACCTGGTCTGTGGCCTTGATGTTTAAAGCAATGATGACGGGCCTGTAGTCTCCCGATGGGCTGCCTATCAGCTCATTGAATCGTCCCGTACTCAGGGGCGCGTTGCGTTGCGTGAATTCAAGATTTGCAGTGTCTGTCCACGGCTTTCTGCCACTACTGCCAGGCGACAGGTTGCGCGCTCGGATTGTAACAGTGGTTTCTGTAGGCGGGCCGCCATGCAAAGATGGATCAAATGTAATTGAGCGCGTGAAAAACTTATTGGTTTTTGACCATGCAGAAACGCTAGATACTTCATAGTCCTCGGGCGCGTCCAAAACAACATAACCGTTGCCGTCGTCATATACTATATAGCTTGATGGTACGGGCTCTTCATACCAAAAAAGGTTGTCTTCCCCGTCTCCCCAGTTCTGATCTGTTGACCCAGTCCGATACAGAACGCCGCCTTCTTTGTACAGCCTATATGGCCCCGCGCCTTCGTTAGCTGCCGTCTTGTTAAAGTACCGTGCAGCCGTAAACCAGTCGCCAGAACCGCCCTGATACTGAAGCTGTATTGATCCGCACAAGTTCGCCCTGTTGCCGTCGCCTTTGATCCAGTAGAGCCCGCGAGGGTACGAAAATGTGACGTTTGTTACACCGCGACCCACTGGCACAAAACTGGACAGCCATCCGCTGCCCTCTCTCGGCAACTCGTCTTGCACATTATTCTGAGTTACGTCTCTGGACCATATATCACGCAACGTTTCGGTGTCTGAGTTGTTATACCAGTCTACCGTCGCAACCTCTACTTCCCCAAAGCTGCTTATAGGGACTTCGCCAATGCGTACGTCAGTGACATCCATAGGCCCGTAGCCGACGCAAAGCAACATCCGGTAATATTGATCTTTGCCCCGGTACTCATAATAAGGATTGGCCGCATAAGCTGGCACAATCTTGCGCTTCCCAAGGATGTAGGGGATTGGCTCGTAGGCTTTATTCTGGTTGCTGTCGCCTTTTACACGCTTGCGCTTTTCGTTGTCAGAAATCTCGGGCTCTTCAGGGGCGAAGAGGAAAAAAGTGGCAACTGATACAGCGAGCGCGGCAATTGCGAGGTTGGCGGCTAAGCCAAGTCCCGACGGCACTTGGTGCAGCGTCAGGAGATCCCCACTAACCACTTCCTGATTCCAATCATCAACCGGGTAGCCATTAACAAACGCCCGCGTGTGATCTCTTGCAAGCCCCGTATAATCGCCAAAGATGGACTCAACTGTTCGCCCAGCATCGACCGGCTCACGAATAGGAGATAGGAATGGAGCTTTTGAAACAACGATATTAGCGGTCATTTGCTGGCCTGTAGTTATAGAATCCAAGAATTCGCCCCTTCCATTTGATCGTGGTCACGTCATCAACTGACGGCCCTACACCTGAGCGCGTGTGTATCATCTGCCGGGTATCAAGCATGAATCCGACGTGTATCGGGTTGCCTGCTACTGACAGCAGAGCAAAGCATCCGCGCTCTGGACTCGTTACACGCTCAAAATGCTGTTGGTCGTCAAGTTGATCCGCTATGAAGTCCGCCGCGTCAGTGTCTCCACCGGGCTCATAATAAACATCGTCATAGCCCGGAACCTCGACGCCCATCAACTTACTATAACATATCTGCACCATTCCCCAGCAGTCAGCGCCCTCCATTGAGCGGCCCCCCGGAAGGTATGGAATGGCGAGAAGGTCACGAATCATTGTCTTCCCATAGAGCCGGAAACGTTTGGGGCGTGAACCGCTCACCTGGTAGCTGCACATCCAGAATCGGCTCAACTTCCAGATCAACACTGACGCCTGATCCGCTGATGCTGAATGAGGTTGACTCAAACTGAGCCGGGCCAAACTCTGCAGTATTGGGAGCGGATGCGGCAATCACCCATAGGTTAATGATGATCCTGTCGTCTGCCAGCCTGAGCCGCCTGACGATGGCTATATCCGCTGCATCAAAGTCAATAGTAGCCCTTGGCGTACCTTCTGCCGTTTCCTCTGGCAGAGACAGGTCAAAGCGCCCCGGCTGGTAGGTTTGGGTACTGCCCGAAACGTTGCTATCAATGGATTGCGTGTTGTTTGCGTAGTAATAAAACGTGCCATCAATATTAACTTCGATCAGCACAATTGACGGATCACCAGAGGATCGGCTGTAAATGTTCTTTAAAAACGAGTCGCTGTAAGGCATTAGGGTTGCTTCTCCAGAGAGATAGACAGACGCCACATTTCGCCGCCAATCGGGGTGAGGTCATACGGCTCAGTGAACTGGTAAACAGACGTTCCGCCGTAAAGGAAGTCCGGCTTGTCAAACTCTAGCCCGCCGTTGTCCAGATCATCCCGGAAAAATGCCACAAACGTATCAGCCTGAGCGCGCGTGATTACATACGACTCCGAGACGCTATGGACAGCCGCCGTGAAACGGGTTCTCTGCTTTGTCAGGCCATCCATGCCGCTTCTGATAACAGTGCTCTGTGGGATGTCTGAGAAGCTGTCCATGTTGGGTGCCTGCGGTAATGAAGCGGGCCATGTAGCCATTAGACGCGCCTCCCTTTAGATTTCAGATCAAACTTTGAGCCAAGCTGTCTATCGAACTCACCTTGCATCACCTGCCTCCGTACTGTGTCGCGTATCGTAACCTGCATCTGGCGTTGTCCTTCAGGGCCTGTTGTTTCTTGTGTCTGGACATCGTGGCCGGTTGATGTTGTGGTCTGGTCATTGATGACAACGCTCATGCCACCCCCGCCAACGCTAGACGGCGTAACTACACCTGAGCCGCCCATGGTAACAACCTCCGGCCCGTTCTCGCCGACCATGTATGACCCGCCGCCTGTTACTGAGCCGCCCATTGCGCGGGCTCCTGCCATCGCTGTTCCCATGGTTGCTGCTAACCCTGTAGCCGCTGCAACAAAAGGCGTTGTTGTGGCTATCGCCGATCCTGCTGCGGCTGGGGCGAGTGCCGGCCCAACTATAGGGATAGCGGCTGTTGAAGCGTATGCGCCAACAGCAGCAACCTGCTGCAATGCCGCCGCCTCTGCCGATAGAGCCGTGGCCGATGCTGCGCCAGCGGCGGACCCAGAGGCGGCTTGAACGGCCTGATAAATCAACCACTGCGCCGCCATCTGCGCAAGGGCGTTAACAGTTGAGCGAAGCAGCGTTTCAAGCATTTTTTTGCCAGCGTCTTCCACGCTTTCAAAATCAAAGATTACAGACTCAAACGCATTGCCAAAACTTGACGTAAAGTTGTTTGCAACTTGAGATGTTAGCTTTTGAAAGTCACTCATTGTTACTTCTGCAGATTCTAAGTATTGCTCCCAGAAGCCAGCGTTCAAATCGTTTATTTTTTCGTTTTTTTCATTTTCGAGCTGAACAAGTAAATTGTTTCGAGCTGTGCCGGTTGTATTTGTGCTGTCAAGAATAATATCTCGACGCCGCTCGTACGAAGCGATAATCGAGGCTTCTTCTGACATTAGGCTGGCTGCAATTCCAGATGCCTCTCTGTTAATTGATGCCTGTTTTTCTTCTGCTTCCCTTGCGTCATCAATAGCGTTTCCAAGCGCTACATATTCAGCGGCCTCGGCTGCGGTCAGTCCTTTGCTTTGAAGTTGTAGCTGTGTCTTCTTTTCTCTTACAATTATTTCTGCTTCGGTTGCAGAAACTCCCGATTCAATGAGAGCATTCTGTGTTCGCAGAAATTCCAGTTCTTGTTTTATCGCTTTAGAGGCGGCGGCTACTCCTGCTTTAGCTGTGGCCGCTGCTGCTGCTGAAGCGCTTTTAGATAAGCTTTCGCTGCGCGTTTCAACTTTTTGTAATTCTTCTTGTATTACACCGCCAAGTTTTGTTAAGCGTGCAATTTCGTTTTCAGCATTGCCAATTTGTGCGGTAGCGGCACCGGGCCGCCCTTGGTAAACGACATTCTGAGAGTTCTGTTTTTCCTTTAACCGGTCAAGCTCTACGCCAGCCTCGGCAATGGCGATCTTGTTTTCTCTCATTTGTTCGGCAAGAGACGATCGGATATTTTCAACCTGAGCCGCCGTCATGTCTTCCAAGCCTTCGGTAAATCCGCGAACCTCTCTGCCCGCCTCGCCAAGCTCTACCCTTGTGGCAAACAAGGCATCTCGAAAGTAATAAAGTGAGCCTGCGGCAATCAATGCGACACCAACAGGACCGCCAAGGAGCGCCATTGATGCGCTTGCGGCTCTCGCGGCACCCCCCATCGCCAACATGCCAGCAGCAGCAGTGGTGGAAGCACCTCCCATCCGACCCAAAGCTATCTGAACCCGACCAGCCTGAACCGCATTGAATGCCAAAGCCCCGCCACTGGCGGCCAGTGCGGAGGTCAGTCTGCCGGCAACCACTGTTGCCAAGGCCGCTGCAACGTCTGTGGCCACATCAAAGGTTTCCGAAAGGTCAGATACAGCCTCATCGACGCCACCGGCGTCCTCTGTAAAGTCTAAAAACTGGCGGCTTAGGGCGCTGACTAGCGGTGATATTTCTGCGGCGATCTGGTCAGAGAACGCCCCGAATACTGAACCGACACGATCAATCTGTTCGGCTGCATCCGTGATGTTTTGCGCATCAACTTCAGACAGTGCAATGCCAAGCGCCTCAGCCTGCTTAGCCTGTTCGGCCATGGCTGCGCCGTTGTTTCTCAGAAGCGGTAGCAGTCTTGTGGACTCTGAAGACATGGCCTCCATGAAAAAGATCATCTCGTTTTGAGAGACGTTTGCTTTTTCTAGGCTGCTTACAAATAACTGAAGGGCGTCTGGACCTGATAACTCTCTGAACTGTTCTGCGGTTACGCCAACTTGGGGGGCTATCTTCTCAAAGAAGTCGGCCATCTCACCGCCGCCGGTAGTGAGAAAGTCACCTACGCGGTCTGACATATCCTTGAGGATACCGGAAAGCTGTCCGGCTTCAACGCCAACTGTCTTGGCACCGAAGGCCATCTTTTGAAATTCTGGAACAGTGGAATTTGCAACGCGGGCCAGTCCGACAATTTCCTTCGCCGCTTTAATCGACTTAACTGCCATTGCACCAAGCGCAACACTGGTAGCCGTAGCCGCCGCCGTGAAGATTACCAAAGACTTGCCAAGCTCAGTCACAGTGCTGCGAGTGCTGCCAGCCTGTTTGCCGAAACGATCTAAATCATTCCGCCCGCGCCGGATGTCGCTTGTGTCGGCTCTTACCGATAACGAATAAACATCAGCCACGATTAACACCCCCACCGGCTTGCTTGAATAGTCTCTGGAACTGCGAGCTTGAGCGTTCGCGCATTTCGTCTAATGTCCTCACGTCATAAGGAGGCTCTGCGTTAGAGTCTTTGCTTCTATGCAATTGTATCACATAACTTTCAGATAGCCTGTGCAGAGTCTCAGACTCCCATGGCGTTAAATAGGTGTCAGTGAGGCGGCACCATGCCGCTATCTCTTGGTAGTCAACAGGTGCCGGGCCTTGCCGTGCGAAGCCAATCCGGGAGAGCATTTCGATGAGGTAAGCGCCCTGTTCGTGGTCAGGTAGTTTTAGGCGAGAATCTTTGGGGTCTAGCTGTCTTGATCTTTGTTCCTTTTCGCCCTCTGGCACAGCGTGGAGCCATGCCAGGTGGCGAACAGCAAGGTCTAGCTTTTCCCTGACTTGCTGAAAAAAAGGGTGCGTTTCTGGATTGCCACGCTGATTTGACTTACGAACCAGTCGAGGCTCTCGTCTTTCAGCATCGCAAGCGCTTCAGGGCTATCGGGCTGGATTGCCTTGCCGTCTACCTCGACGTTCTGCCATGAGACTATACATGATTGCAGCAGCTTAGCGCCACGCTCTGACGCCTGGGCTTCGTCGGTGGCGTCAAAGTCGCGGGCAAGCTCTACAGCGGCGGCGCGGTAGGCTTTAGAATCGCGTCCGTACACCTCAACAACAATATCAGTCTTGCCGCCAAGTGGGTCTTGAATGGGCACGGTTGCCGTGTCTTTACGGGTGAATGATCGAATATCCATTAAACCGCCTCAACTGGCAGGGGCTTGCTGGTCAGGTCAATGGTGCATGACCCGCCGAACATGGTATTAGCAGAGCCCGCGTTATACGTGAAGCTCGACACAATGCCGGTGTAATAGAGGATATCGCCATTACGATCTAGCAGCTTGAAGCTGTGAAGGTTGCCAGCTTCAGCGCCATCAAAGGCTGACTGCAATGCGATCTGACCAACATCCGCAGCATCACGAGCAATTTGCAATGTCATCTGACCGTAATCAACAGAACCTGGGCGCTTGGCAACAATGCCGGTATCAACGGGCGTAAAGGTTACAACCTCACGAGTGCCACCAAACTCGCCAAGGTCGCCAACTTCGCCAACGGCGGAATAGGTTAGGGCTGCATAACCGGCATCATCAAATGTCTCAGGAACGCCCGCAACAAGAGAAAGGGTGGTACCCAATGTTGTAAATACGTTGCTCATAATGTAATCCTCTAAACTTCAGTTTTGATATAACAGATTTTAACACATTATCGCGGTAGGTCTGCTATTTGTTCGTTAATTGATCTTTGCAGCTCTGCAAGGCTCACACGTACCATTCCCTCATTCGCCTGTGTTGACCATGAATCGAACTCAAGTCGAGAAATATATTTTAAATTATTTGCCAAGTACCACACATTCCCCGGCGCTTGCTGAGTCTTACCCGCAATGCCTGCAATCGTAGCAGTACCGCTTTTGTCGGTTGCCTCTGTCGTGCCACTCGCTGGACTTCCTATTGATGCTTGCCAATTGCCTCGCGCCTGCCCGCCTGTATAGCCCGGTGGTGGCGGGCCTTGCCATAGGCTAGGATTGCCGACCGGAGTACGCAGAACGATGCGCCGTGACAGGTCTAGGAGCGTACCCCTTACAACCTGATCCATCCGGTCGCCAGCAATGCGCTCTATATCCCTTAGCCTGCTGAAATCGAAGTTAGCCAAACGCCCTCCAGTTCACGCTTACCGGCATTAGCCACCAGCCACCTGAAGCCAAGCCTTGCGATACGTTAACCTGCTCGACCACTACGGCTTGGCCGTCAAAGGTAAGCACTGTCCCGCGTTCGAAGTGTGATGTAATCGAATCAATGAGTTGATGCGACTCAAGTTTATAGTCGTCAAGTGGGGTATATATGCTCACCTGATACAC